TGAAAGAACCTTTGGTATATCCAATTCTCTTTTGTAGTAGGGTTTAGAATTAATATACATCTGTTCTTTACATTCTTCGCTCTAATACTAAAATCAATCTTATCAAAACTCTCTTCATCTGTAAGCTCTTCTGCCTCATCTAAAACAAACGAACTAACACCCTGTATAGATTTAAGCTTTGCCGTTTGGTCTCCACTTGATGTTCTAATACCACTAAAATATATTGAACTGCCTGTTAAATTATTAATGATTTCTGTTTTAGTTACAGTGAATTGGTCAAGTATGCCCATTAATTCTAGCTTCTCAATAAACTCAGGTATAATAGACATACCTGCTGAAGTCATTGTATAACGAGTAAATAATATTCTATGTCCTTTTTCGTAGGTAAGTAACACTAAGAATGTGTTTGTAGCAAATGACTTTCCACTTCCTCTTCCTCCTGTAATCACATAGTATCTACTATCTGAATTAAATAGAGCTTGATATTTAGGATTAAGATTTAGTTTCTTCATCTTTTATATCTTCTGATTCAATATCAATAGTTTTTTCTTTATCGGCAAAATTAATTACAGGAATGTTTACTTCTGTTTTAACATTAAGTTCTTTAAGTTCTTTTGGTTTACCATACTTGTATTCCCAAAGTAATCTCATGTGAGGAAAACTATCTTGAGCCTGTTTTGCAAGTTCTAGCCAAGCTTTCTCTTCACTACCAAATACTTTTTTCATTGCACCTAAGGCATAGTTACCTAGCTTTTTTTCTCTTGCCTTTGGTGGTCTTCCTTGACCTCTGTAAACACCTTTTAAAGCACCGTTGTTTGCTCTTCCGTCTTTTTTCTTTTTTTCTTGCTCTTCCATTAATTATATTTATATGCTAATAACTTAGTGTATCTATATTGTTTTTCAGTTAACATCTTGTTACTTTGAAACCTTTTACATATATTCTTTAGAAAATTACGCTCTGTTACTCTAATTTTTTTACTTGCTATCAATTGTAATATGTGTTTAAATTGTATAGATGAAAGCTGATAATAATCTTTACCTTTTATTTGTTTTTTGTAAGTATAAGTTTTGTTATAGCTTTGTTCTATTCCAAGCCCTTTACCTTTAATTTCTTTTCTTTTTATTTTATCTACAAAACTATATTGATTTAAACTTTCTTTTATATCACAAACCTCTTTATAACTTAAATGAAACCACTCTGTATTATTAGGCAAAATCTTTTTAGTTGGTGTTTGTTTCCCTAAAACATAGTACTTTACATTCTTTCTCCAAAACCTTTGTTTCAATTCCTTCTCAAAATCAAACACACCTTCTAAATATTTTTTATATATAATCCTCAATTCAAAATCAATATAACACTGTAATTGACTTCTCCTTTGTTCAACATTTTTTGATATTCCTATTTTACAATAATTAAACCTAAGAGAATCTGAAAAATGTAATATATATAAATACCTATTATTAGAACTCATTTTATTCCTTCCACAAACCTTTATTAATTAGTTGGCATATAATAGAGTAATTGCCTAAGTCCTGATATGTATCTAACAAAGTTTCATTATTACCTTTACGATTCTTAATGATTAGGTTTTTCCAACGACTTATTTTATCATTCATTCTAAACCATAAACCATGTAAAGCAAAATCTTTGCCTTCCTTAGTTTCTAGGTTTGCACCAGTACTTATATTACTAATGCCATAATCTAATTGCTTCTTTGCAAAGAGTTCAAATTGCTCTTCGACAATATCCTCATAACTCTTATAAAGATTAGGTGCTTCCTTTTGTAATAGTTTTCTATACTTGTTTTTCATATTCTAATTCTGGCATATTACTTATTACCATTGTTAATTCATCTATATCTACACTTCTAAGTGTTTTTAATTTGCTTTTGATATATTCCTTTTTGCTTGCATTATCCATTTCATCTATTCTTACTATAACCTGTTTAAGCCATATTGCCAATACATCATTATATTTTTTATGTAGCTTAAATGTATTAATAGAATATATTAAAGTAGCGTGATTTATGTCCCAACCGTTTTGACTGTAAAATCTAACTATTTTGTGTAAAGGCATCTTTTTATATTTATATAATATAAAGTTAAGCAATGACCTTGCTTCAACATATTCTCTTTTTCTAGTAACTTTTAAAACATCAAGTCCAGATAATATTGAAATTTTATCTGCTATTTGCTTTGGTGTAATCATGGTAAATAATTTTGTTGAGCTTTGTAATCCTCTAAAGCGTGTAATATTGCACCACAACATTCATAGTGCTCTTCAAATTCATATTGCTCGATTAATATAGGTATTTCGTTTTCTGTTATTACTCTTTTTTTTAGACATAATAGAGTGTCTTCATAACAATCTAAGTAATCTAAATATTCATTGTCCATTTATAAAGTGTCTTCTACTAAGTAGTTTTCTAAATCAAATTCATTCTTAATATAGTTTTCATATACTTTAATAGCATATTCAACTTTTTGCTCACCACTAAAATAGAAATTTTCGCTGACATTAAAAATACCAATTTCATTTGTTGGTGATTTATCTATTACAATATATTTAAAATCCTTGTAATCTTTGTTAAACAAATTACAATATATAAAACATTGACTATCATAATTATATTTATTAGCACTACTTTTAAAAGTATTATATTCTACAAGTTCTCCTTTGTTATTGTAAAATGACTTAGTTAATTGTGCTGTACTTTTTAAATCTATTAAGTGTTCTCCTAAAATATCTGCTTTGCCTCTAAATGGATAACCCATTAAATTATTTACCATAGGCACTTCAAAATTACTGTTCTCTATAAGTTCTTTTGCCTTTTTACAATTATAGAATCTATCTCTCATTCTTAAAGCTACATCTCTATCTTTTACAGTAAAGACATCCCAACGCTCTTCTTTGGCAAGTTTATATTCTTTGTTTGCCTTTGTCTTAACATCTAAGAATAGGCACTCGTTAAATTTATCTTCTTCTAAAATACTCGCATGAAATAAATAACCTTGTGCCAAAGCATCTGATTCAGTAGGTAGGTTTATTTGATTTAAGTATTCTAATGGTGATTTAAGTAGTTGACTTACTGCACTACTTGATAAACAAGCTTTTGCTAAGTAGCCATAATAAAAACTATCTTGAATTGCTTTTTGTGTGAGCTCATGTCTATCATGCATCTCATTGTCTAGTGTGATAATTGGTTCTTTCATATTAATTACAATTTGAGTTATACTGATATGAAACGTAATACTCCCAACATCCACCCTCTATATAATAGTTGTAAACCTCATTGTTATAACCATCTCTGCATAAATAAATATACCTAACAGAATTGTCTCCATACTCTGCATGATACGGTTCATCATAAAAAGGTGCTGAAGGATATGTGCTTAAATCACAATTATCACTGCAACTAAATAGTGTAAATAAAATTAATGTGTAAAGTATTGTTCTCATATTTCTTTGTTATTCACTTACAAAGTTAATAAAAGAACTGATATAAACAAGTATTACATAAAATTCTTTTTCCAAATATCCATACCTACTGCATAACGTTGTTTGGTATCTGGGTATTCAAGAATCATTTTAGCATTGTTCATGAACCTTGCCATAAAACTAGCTTTTTGTTCGTATTTTTTAGGTTTAAGTAGTGGCATATATAAATAACAATTATATCCTATTGTGTACCTTAGAATTTACACTTTTTGCAATCCCATTTTTCACCCATCTGATTTATATATTTCTTAAACTCTTTTGGTTCTTTGTAGTAAGTCCAACGCTTATCGTAATATATACCAGATACTTTACATTTTTCTAACGGAATGTTTACATCATCATTATCAAAATCATGCTCTACTTTAAGCACTGCTGATTTTTTAGTGTGCCAAGAATCACAAATCCTTTCAAGTAGTAATCTTTGACCTGTTGGTATCTTGTTGAATTTATATTTAACTTCTATAAGAATAAGAACTTCATTATCGAACTCTAAAACAGCATCAATATCAGAAGGGTGTAATTTACCATTTTGTACACCTGTAAAATCAATGACTTGTTTTACTCGTTTTCGATTTCTAATCAGTCCTTTGGTTTCAGTCATTGTTATATTCTTTATAAACTCGTTCTAATTTTTTATGTAGATTATTCTTAAAACAAGACGAACAACTTGTTAGGTTCATTTTTTGATGAAATATTCTATTGTATATTTTAAGCAACTTTTGTTGAGTTTGTGGATGTACAGTAGATTTTGCCTCAGTAAAGTATTTATCTAAATATTTATATTCCTCTTCTGTTAAACACTCTGGTTTGTAGTATGGAAATAAATAATTTAATTTTTCTTTACGCTTATCACAACCACAATCTTCGCCAAGTACCCATTTTGCTACTTTGGCTATTCCTGTTTTTTCAAGTACCTTTTCGACTGTATCTCCTAATCCTTTAGCCTTTGTACTTTTTGTACTCTTCTTTGCTTTCTTTTCTAATTTTTTCTTTGGCATTTGTTAATGTATTAAATATTGAACTTAAACTTATCTTAGTTTCTTTACTAATATCTCGCATACTCATATTAGTGTTTAAATATAACTTAGTAAGCTTTTTATCGTACCAATACCACTCTTCAATTACGCTATCAATCTTATTGTACAATGCCTCTAAGTTAACTTTTTTTTTGTAATTATCATTATATTCTTCAACATCAAAAGCAATTTGATTTATAATATGATTAAATTTTTCAGTGTCTATATCTGAAAATAACACTGTTTTTTTATTCTTGTTGTAGTTTGTAAACTTGCTATAATATAAGTTTCTTAAGGTAATGTATATATAAAATGTGTTAATTTCAGTTTCATTATACATAATTCTTTTGACATCTTTTGTATAGTCATACATTCTAATATACATATCTTGAACTAACTCATTGGCATCATTGGTATCCAATTTAAAGCTTTTTGCCATATTAAGCCATTCATTATGTCTTTTAGCTAATATGTCAAGTATCTTAGAGCTCATCTTTAAATATTATGTCTCTAAGTTTATTAAATGAGTTTACAACATAATAGTTACCTTGCCATTCTGCTTGAAACTTTATTTCGTCTGGTGTAAGTTTTTGTTGTGCTAACGGCTTATCACCATCTTTAATTTCTATAAGATAATTGTTACCTGCATAACCAACTATAATATCTGGAGCACCTTTGCCTAATTGATGAGTATGGAGGACAGAGCATCCTGCCTCTCTGATTTGAGAGACAATCTTTTTTTGGTTAGCATCTACTCTTGCTCGTTTTCGCATCTGATATTATCAACTTCATCAAAGGGCGTTTGATTGTTAAAATAATATCTGTTTGATTTCCTATGATATGTTATGCCCTCTATATCTTGAGGATAACCTACCAATTTTTGTTTCTTTATTTTCTGACTGCCAAATGTAACTTGTGTATTACTAAAATCTAAAGCTCTATTTGGTCTCCATACAAAAAGTACATTATCACTTTTATCTGCAAAAGTACCACCACCTTTAATTGAATTAACATCTGGTTTTCTATACCTTCCGTTGTCATCCTTTTGTGGTGTAACTTGGTGTGCAACTAAATGAACAGAAATTTTGTTCTCTACGGCAAACCTTTTTAGCTCACTCATAAATCTACTTATGTATAAATCTTCTCTTTCACCTCTTTGCATCCTGTGTTGTACAGTATTGTATGGGTCAATAATCAATGAACGTATGCCTTTTGTTTTTACTAAAAACTTAGCTCTTTCAAATATGTCTTCTAATTTATAACTTTTTTTTGGATATATAATAAAAAAATGCTTTTTCATAAACTCCATACCTTTTTTAAAGTCAGCTTCACTCATATAATTATTCTCATAAAAAGGGTCTGAACTTTTGCCAATGTAACATTCTATTAAGTCATGGAAAAAATCATTTATTGGCATATTTTCTGG